TGGGTCAATGAAATCCACAACAAAAAAGAAAAAAAAGAAGAAGAAGGGAGGTAAGAAACGTGGCGAATGTACCTGTAAATAAAACTTTATACTCAAGAGTAAAATCAGAAGCAAAACGTAAATTCAAAGTTTACCCTTCTGCCTACGCTAACGCTTGGCTGGTCCGAGAATATAAAAAGCGTGGCGGTACTTACCGAGTGGAGAAAAAACGTGGCAAAAAGTAGTGGTGGTTTAACCCGTTGGTTCAAAGAAAACTGGGTAGATGTCAAAACTGGCAAACCCTGTGGTCGTTCCAAAGGCGAAAATAGAGCCTATCCAGCGTGCAGACCAAAGAAACGTGTCTCAAGTAAGACACCTAAGACTGTAGGAGAAATGACGAAAAGTGAGAAAGAGAGGTTTAAACGTGAAAAAACTGGTAAAAAGAAGATAACCTATCAACATAGGCGTAAAAAAACTACTAAAAAGAAATGACAGAAATCACTGACGCAATGCTCGACATTATCGAAGCAGTCAAAGGCAAGCGAAATCCTGCTCTGTGGGATGTCAGATGTGAACAATATCAAGCAAAAATGTCAAAAGGTACTGTAAAAAAGTCAACAACAAGTTAAACTATTTATAAATACTCTTTTTTCTTAGGACAATGGCATTTTTTCGTGGCGAGGAAGGTTCTGTAAAATTTAAAAACGGAACTGGAACAACAGAAGCAGTAGTTTCTACAACTGGTTGGTCATTAGACATATCAAAAGATACTTTAGATGTAACTGCTCATGGAGCAACATCAAGAAGTTTTGTCGGTGGACTAATTTCTGGTTCTGGTTCTATTGATTTCTTATACACAGCGGCTAGTGGTGACGAAACAGCAAACCTACTCGCTGACGTTTTAACAACAGAAGATCCAGCAGATGCACAATTTGAACTATTTTTAGATACTTCTGGTACTAAAAAAGTAAGTTTTACTGGAATTGTTCAAAATACAACTTTATCTGCTGCAACAGGTGATCTTGAGACTGTAAGTGTCAGCTTCATTACTTCTGGTGCTATCACCAACGCTGCCTAATGCCTAAAAAATCTTACTCAGCGAAGCAACGCAAACTTGCTGCTGTTGCCCCACCACGGGATAAGATTACTGGTGCTGACTTGAAAAAGTTAAATGCTAAAAAGAAAAAGAGGAAAAAGAAATGAAGAAGAAAGAACTTACAGCTAGGCAAAAGACTGCTTTAGCAAACCATAAAAAGAAAGGTACGCATACTGCACAGCACATGGCAGTCATGAAGAAAGAGATGTTAAGCGGAAAAACATTTATGGAAGCACATAGAATAGCCATGAAGAAAAAAGGAAAGTAATGCCACGCAAAAAAGGAGTCAGTTTATCAGTTGGAAGAGGCGAAAAGTCTAAGAAGGGTGGGCTGACTGCTAAAGGACGAGCAAAATATAACAGAGCTACAGGTAGTAATTTAAAAGCACCAGTAACAGAAAGTAATCCTACGGGAAAAAGAGCAGCAAGAAGGAAGAGTTTTTGTGCGAGAATGAAAGGAGTAAAAGGTCCAATGAAAGATAGTAAAGGCAGACCTACTAGAAAAGCATTAGCATTAAGGAGATGGAAGTGCTGACATGACTTATTCAATCCCAGGCCCAATACGAACCAACATAGTTTCATCAACTTCCGCAGGTGGTGAAGATAGTCCTTTTACTAGAACCAGAGCAGTTTTAGACATGATGAAGGGTTGGGAAATAATGAAAGCTGTTAGTGAAGGAACTGACTACTTAAGAACAAATAGCGAAGCTTTCTTACCGTTAGAACCAAGAGAAGATTATGACGCTTATCTTGCAAGAGTAAACAGAGCAGTATTTAGTCCTTTTACTCAAAGATTAATAAGAGCAGCAGCAGGACTTGTACTTCGTAAACCAATAACTTTAACAGGCGATCCATACTGGACTGAAATGTTCAAGATGGATGTTGATGGTTGTAAATCAGATTTAGATGAATATGCAAGAAGGATATTAATGTGTTCATTAACTTATGGTCAGAGTCATATTCTTGTTGATTACCCTGCACCTTCTGGTGCATTAAGTCTTGCTGAAGAAAGGCAACAGAATCGTAGACCATACTGGATCGAAGTAGATCCAACAAATCTTTATGGATGGAGATTAGATAGAGAATCAAATTATGGAAATTTAATACAGGCAAGAATAGCAGAAAAAGCAGTTTTACCAAGTGGTCAGTTCGGGGAAAAAGTTTTTGACCAGATAAGAGTTATAGAACCTGGAAGATATAGAGTATTTCGTAAGAAAGAGCAGTTAGAGGAAATGTACGATGTTTCTGATGGTAGTTCTGCTGGTGAGTTTGAAGTAGCCACTACTGACAAAGATTATAAACAAGTAGAATCGGGAGAATTTTCTTTAGGAGAAATACCATTAGTTACTATTTATTCTGGTAAAACAGATAATTTAGTCAGTAAACCACCTTTATTAGATATTGCATATTTAAATCTTGCACATTTTCAAAGACAAGCTGATTTAATCCATAGTTTGCACGTTGCATCTCAACCGATGTTGGTAATGGAAGGATATGATGATCAGACTAAAGATTTAGCTATATCTGTTAATTATGCGATGGCTACACAGCCTGGTAACAAAGTTTATTATGTAGAGCCAGCTTCTAGTGCATTTGAAGCACAATCCGCAGAAATAAAAGAACTACAGATGCAAATGGCAACATTAGGCATCAGTACATTATCACAACAGAAGTTTGTAGCTGAATCAGCAGATGCTAGAAGACTGGATCGTGTAGACACAAATTCTATGCTTGCAATGGTATCAATGGAACTAGAGCAAAAACTACAGAAAGCCTTTAATCTCTCTGCCGAATATGTTGGAATCGAACCACCTGAAGTAAAAATAAGCAGAGACTTCGACATTGAAAGACTAATCGGACAAGATATTACAGCATTAACATCATTATTCGATCAACAAGTCATTGATAGAGATGAATTTAGAGATATTTTGGTGCAAGGTGAAGTATTACCAACAGCGAATGAGGTTAAATCTGAATAAGCTGCTAGAATATTAAATAAGTACTTTAAAACTATGGCTAAATCTTTGGACAAGGTTCTTCAATCTGATGGATCTTATAAATGGGAACTCGTTGAACATAAATCTGAGATTTCAACAGAAAAGGCTAAAAAACCTGCAAAGAAAGTAACTAAAGTTGAAACTACTACAAAAACATCTACTGAAAAATAATCTATGGCAATCGAAGAAACAGTAATTCAGCCTGAGTCTGTGACTAATGCTGAACAGCCCGTGGCTGACACTCCTTCACAACCACAAGCACCAAATCTTGATGCTATAAAAGCAGACTTTGAAGCACAAGTAGCGGCTGCAAGAAAAGAAGCTGCTGAAGCACAAGAAAAATTTCAAGGCATCAAAACAAAATTAGATGATGTCTATAAACAAAAAGAAGAAAAACGAACCAAAGATTTAGAGGAACAGGGTCAATGGAAAACTCTCTGGGAAGAAGCTAATAAAACAGCACAAGATAAAGAGCAACAAATACTAACTTTATCTCAACAGCTTGAAGAGATGAAAAACTCTCACGAAACAGCTTCTACAAGGACATCAGCACTCGCAGCTATCAGCAATCAAGGAGTTATAAATGCAGAGCAGATGCTTTCTTTGTTACAAGGAAAGTTACAAAAGAACGCTGAAGGTAAAGTCGTTGTTCTTAATGGCGGAGTCGAACAAGATATAAATAGCTATCTCACAGGTCTTAAAAACCCTGGTAGTGGTTACGAGCATCATTTTAAACCTAGTAGTGCTGCTGGTATGGGAGCAAAACCAAGCCCAGTTGCAAACGCTGGAACAGGTCAGGCAAACCCCTGGAAAACAGGCAACCTCACTCAACAAATGCTATTATCAGAACAAGACCCACAGCTTGCAGCAGTGCTCAAGCAAGAGGCTCAAAATAAATAGTTAATTTCTGTGAAATTGACCCCCTTATCTGTGATTAGG